TGGTATCAGAGCAAGGTTAGTTCTTATGGCTTTCATGGGGTAAAACCCTTAGGTAGGAGCCGATGGGCTCTGCTATTTTTGATTTGGGTTAATGGTTGTACAAGTTCTATGATAGATAAGTCGAATGGAGCAACACTTATGTATGAAAAATGATTGCCTATGATAATAGATGGGCTAAGGTGTAAGGAAAAATGATCACAAGGTCGATTCTATTTGTTTTCCAAAAGATCATGCCTACCCAAGAAGTACCTATGAGAGGGAAGATAGTGGTTCTCGCATGAGTGAGGAAGAAATATCATAGATAGACAGTGAACTCCGTGAACTACTTACATGCTTAGCTGATATCCTATTTAGTAAGGCAGACACCGTGAAGTAGTACATGATAAGCTCCAGTAAGACGTAATATCATTGGAACCTCTGTGACTGACCAGGTACGCCAATAGAAAATAGTATCCCGGAGGGCTACTCCTACCTTGTTTATCATAAGAAAGTCATCCACCTTGCAAAACGGTTTATGGTTGAGAAAACTTGGGATCAAAAGTTCCAGGAATTCTTAGATTCATCTGAACTTACTCAAGCTCAACTTGAGTACCTAGATCTAGCTGACTCTAAGGTCTCAAACAAAGATTTGGCTCATAACCTGAGAATCAATACTTATCGACTAAGCCTGACCGGTAAAGTCCTTTGGACTTCGGAAAGGAAGAATCGTGAGTTAATATTGCAGGTTATCGAAGAGCAAAAGGACCAGAGAAGGCAATTAGAAGAATTGCAAAACCTCAGTAAGATTGTGCGCAATCAACGTAGCGATCTGAAGCGGGCTCTCGAGAAGTTGGACGTCTTGTCTGAGGAGCTCCAAGCTCTCAGGAAAGACTATCTGAAGAGACGACCCTTGAACAAAGAAGACGTTGAGGACTTAGTCGTGCGAATCTCTGAACAACCCAAGTTCATAGAGAAGCAGACTGAGGCTCTGACTGAAGAACTCACAAGGGAGGTTCAGCATCTGAAAGGAATTATTCATGACTTTGAGCGAAAGCTCATGGGATGAGTAATACGGTGACAAACTCTGCTATTTACCAGCAGGCTATCACTGGTACAACCGGTGATTGGGAATCTCCAGGAGTTGGAATTGCTGAGAAGGGATCTGTGAGTAACACCCAGATCACAAGGCAGTTGAACACGGTCATATACTTGATCGTTAGGCTGCAACAGGAAAATCTTGCTCTCAAGGACACGATTGCGGATATTCAGAATCGTGTGAAGACTATTGAAGGCAAATCGGGGACTACCTCATCTGGCACCCCAACACTGAAAAGTGAGATTGACTCCATCAACAACAAGCTCACAAGAATTGAGCAAATTAAGTCAAGTCAACCAAAGAAGGATAGTGGCACATCAGCCGCCAAAGTCTTCCAAGACCCATATAATCTGCTCAGAAATCTAAAGTAATGGCATCAAGACCCAGAGTGACTGGTTCTGGCTCCAGAACCCAGACCGTTGCTGAGGCAGGAACACCTCTGATCGATGATCAGATCAGGGAATATCGAAGCTCCAGAAGAGCAGCATATGAAGCGCAGAGAGTTGCTAGGCAAGCTGGCAACATCATTGGAAGAATTGTTGGAAGGCAACCAAGAGAACATACTCTCTCGATGGTTGTAAATCCAAACTCAGAGCTAAGCAGAAGCCTTGCACATAGGGCTAGAACAGTACCAGGAGAAGTACTGTATATGACTCAAAGAGACAGTCCTGTCAACAGAGTATACAGAAACAGGACAGAAGAAAGGATGCTCGTAACCAATGGACAGCAGGATAGATCTTTCATATATCCTGAATCTTTTGAAGAGCTAGTCAATGCAGGATTTGAGTACATCCACTTGGGTGTATTACAAGTTAGACTGCAAATTATGCACAGAACATATGCTGGAACAATGGCTCTAGTTGTCTTCAGAGACACTAGATGGACACAAGAAGGAGATGAAGATAGATCCATTATAGCTGCAATGGAAGCTGATCTATCACAAGGCCATCAGTTGATATATGTCATCCCAGATATTATGATGACAATAAAGGATTTCTATCAGCATGTGCAAATCAGTATCCTGACTAAAGGGTACCAGGGATTCCAAGGAGAAGCAAACCTTCTAATCACAAGAAGTTGCAGATGTAGGCTAACCAATGTGCCAAATGTTGGTTTTGCTTATAATATTCAGAAGGTTGTTGAATATCTGAATTCAAAAGGGGTAAAGGCTATACAAGCCCAGAAGCTGAGTACAAAGAAGTTCCAAGGCACAGAATGGAACATCAAGCCATCAAATGTGGTTGTGCCAATGCAACCAGCAAGTATGATCACCAGGGTCAATTATGATAGCTCCAGAAGTATCAGATTTGGTGATTATCAGGCTAGTACATCCACAGCACCCCCAAGATACAATAATGATGGTGATTCTGATGATGAAATACAAGAGACCATCAACATGTTATATATTGAAGATGATCTTGAAGATGATTATCCCGCAGCTGAAGAAGAACAAGTTCTTCTTGAAGACATGGTGGGAGAGGAGGACATCATTTCAAAATTCCTCGAAGAACTTGAGTTATCCGATGATGACACTAAATCTCAGGTGTCACAGCAAGTGATGAACTTAGAAGAAGAGGATTTCCCTCAGCTACAAGAGATTGAAAGGTTGCTATCAACAACGGCAGAATCAGCAATAAGCTCATACAGGCCGCCTGATGTTGATATGAGTGGAATAGCACCAGGATATGCACCAGCAACGAGCACAACTGGATGGGCTGGAAATAACCAGTTCCCATTTACAACAAGAAGACCAAGAAGGTGGGATTCAAACAATGAGTTCTATATGCTACCACCAGCACAAAGCAAGCAGGGAGCAATGTTCATCATGCCCCTTGATTTTGATGTTAAGGTATTTGAAAGATGGGAGAGTATCACCCTCCTACACATGACAGAGAGAAGCTTTGACAACGCTGATGATAAAATGAGATACATGGAGAATCTGCTAGGAGAGGATGAGAAGAAGCATTTCATTGAATGGAGAATGAAGTATACTACAGAGTATGAAACAATGAAGGCTCAAGCTCTAGGAGATCAAGGAACTCAGAATATTATCAATCAAATGAGATTAATATTCTTCCTAGAGAATCCTCAAGTTGGAACAACTACATCACAAGATGCCGCATACAAGACATTGAAGAGTCTGGTCTGTACAGAAATGACAGATACAGCAATCTATAGATACATGAATGACTACTTCCATTTGTCAGCCAAGACAGGAAGAGCATGGGCAACTGAAGAATTATCAAAAGAATTCTTTACAAAGCTACCAAGAGGACTTGGTGATGAAGTTGAAAAGGCATTCAAAGAAAAACACCCTAGTAACACTATTGGGGTTACAGCAAGAATCACATTTACCAAGAGATACCTTAAAGAATTATGTGAGAAGGTTGCTCTGCAAAAGAGTATAGGAAAAATGGATTTCTGTAGAAATACACCAGTCCATGGATTATATGGCAGAGAAAGATCACACAAGAGGTATGGAGCAAGGAAGAGTACATCCTACAAGGGAAAGCCACACAAATCCCATGTTAGGATTGGAAAGAAGAAACACCTTGCTGCAAGAAAAAGAAACTGCAGATGTTATGCATGTGGCGAGGAAGGGCACTTCGCAAGTGAGTGCACAAACCAAAAGAAGATCATTGATAGAGTGAGAGTCCTGGATTCACTGGACTTAGAAGATGGTTTGGATGTGGTTTCAGTCGGCTTTGATGAAGATGATGTCTCAGACATATACTCAATTGATGAAGAGGCTGAAAACAACAAGTTTACAAATGAAGATATGGAGGACTTCAAAAACTATGAAGTCTATATGATGGAAGCAGAAGAGCTTGATGAACCAAAGGAATATCTAGTCGGAGAACCATCTGAGTGGAGATCAAAAATGAGAGTCTCAAGGAGACAATATTATTGCAAGCATGATTGGAAGTTCGAAGAGAGCCACAGAACAATATGTAGAGCATGTGGATCTGAAGCAGTTCACAAACACAGAATAGATTGTCTTAAGTGTGATATGACAATCTGTTTAATGTGTCAGCCATGGTTCTATAAAGACATCAACACTGAAGAAGTCAAGAAGACGAGAGTAAGGATAGAGAGAGTGATTGATTGGAAGGAGATAGCACTAAGGCAGCATGAAGTGCTAAAGACAAGCATTGCAAATGAGAAGCAGCTCTCAGAAGAAAATGAAGAATTAAAGGAGAAAATAAAAGAGTTAAAAGGAAAGGAGCTGATCACAGTTGAAGAGATATCAGAAGAAGAAGGTGCAGCAATGATAGAGAAGATAGAAAATCTGGAAAAAGAGAATGAGCTACTTAATGCCATAATAACTCAGAAAGAAGAAGAAGAAGTTGGATATCTCAACAAGATTCAAGAGCTAGAAGAGAGAATCAGAAAACTTGAGCAACAAATGAAGTATAGAGATGAAGAAATGCAAGTAATTCTCAAGCAACAAAGGGAAGAGAAAGTAAATGCTCTTGAAGAAGTATCAGTAAATGCTCTCAGACCAAGAAACAACCATCTCAATATCAGATGTGAAGTTGAGATTAAAGAGAAGAAAGTGATATTGAATGCAATCCTTGACACAGGAGCAACAGTTTGTGTCGCAGACTCAAGGATGATACCAGCAGAGATGAGAGAGCAAGCAAAGAATAGAATCATAATCAGAGGAGTAAATGGAGTCACAGAAGTGAATGAGGTCACAGCTATAGGAAGGCTATGGGTAGGAAAACAATGGTTTACCCTGCCACAAACATTTATCATGCCAACATTAGGAGATGGAGTGCACATGATAATTGGTATGAACTTCATCAGAACAGTTGGGCTGAGGATAGAAAATGGAGAAGTTACAATCTACAAGATTATGACAACAGTCCCAGCTCCACCAATTGCACACGACCTCAATTACATAGAAGAATTGGAGTTAGAATTATATGAATATTATGATATCTGTGCAACACAGAATCAGAGGGGAGAAATTGCAGAAGAATTCATCGAGCCAGCGATGATGACAAGAATGAAGAAGTTAGGCTATATTGGTGAAGAACCCCTTAAGCACTGGACCAAAAATCAAGTAAAGTGCAGGATTGAAGTCAAGAATCCAGACATGATTATTGAAGATAAGCCATTGAAGCATGTAACGCCAGCAATGAAGGAGACAATGGCAAAACATGTCAAGAAGCTGTTGGAGCTCAAGGTGATAAGACCATCACAATCAAAACATAGAACAACAGCAATGATTGTGGAGTCAGGAACAGAAATTGATCCAGTTACTGGAAAGGAGAAAAGAGGAAAAGAAAGATTGGTATTCAATTATAAAAGATTGAATGATAATACAGAGAAAGACCAGTACAGCCTGCCAGGGATCAACACAATCATCAAGAGAATTGGGAATGCAAAAATATATAGCAAATTTGATTTGAAGAGCGGATTTCATCAAGTCGCTATGGATCCGGAATCAATCCCATGGACAGCATTTTGGGCAATTGATGGGTTATATGAATGGCTTGTCATGCCATTTGGTTTGAAAAATGCTCCAGCTATATTCCAGAGAAAAATGGACAATTGTTTCAGAGGCACAGAGAAGTTCATTGCAGTATATATTGATGATATATTGGTATTCTCAGAAACAGTCCAGCAGCATAAAGAGCATTTGAAGAAGTTCATGGAAATTTGTGAAAGAAATGGGTTAGTTCTGAGCCCAACAAAGATGAAGATTGGAACAAGACAAGTGGATTTCCTAGGAGCAACAATTGGAAATTCCAAGATCAAGCTTCAGCCACATATAATTCAGAAGATAGCAGAAACAAAAGATGAAGAACTGAAAGAATTCAGAGGGTTAAGAAGATGGCTAGGAATTCTGAATTATGCCAGAAGCTACATTCCTAATCTAGGAAAAATACTTGGGCCATTATACTCGAAGACCAACCCAAACGGTGAAAGAAGGATGAATAGGCAAGATTGGGTGATTGTTGATAAAATCAAAGATTTGGTCAAGAATTTGCCAGAGCTAGAGCTACCTCCAAACAATGCCATGATGATAATTGAGACAGATGGTTGCATGGAAGGTTGGGGAGGAGTTTGTAAATGGAAGGAACAATCAGGACAGCCAAGATGGTCAGAAAAGATTTGTGCTTATGCAAGTGGAAAGTTCAATCCAATTAAGAGCACAATTGATGCAGAGATTCAAGCAGTCATCAATAGCTTGGATAAATTCAAGATATATTATCTTGATAAGAAAGAATTGATCATCAGAACGGACAGTCAAGCAATAGTCAGCTTCTACAAGAAGAGCAGTGACCACAAACCCTCAAGGGTAAGATGGTTAGCTTTCACTGACTATATCACTGGAACAGGATTGGATGTGAAGTTTGAACATATTGACGGCAAGGATAATGTGCTAGCAGACACTCTGTCAAGGCTAGTAAAAATCATATGTCATAAGGAGAAACATCCATCAGAGACAATATTGATCAACGTCGCAGAAGAAATACTTCAGAAAGGAAGTATTGGAGCAAAGAGAAAACTGGGAGAAATGATAAGTGGATATGAAGCATGGATGACGAGGATCCAGGAACATAAAATCAAGACGCTAACACTTATCGAAAAACCAATTTTTAAATGTGGTTGCAGGAAACCGGCTAGGCTTCACACGTCTAGAACATCAAGAAATCCTGGAAGAGAATTCTATTCATGTGAAAACAAAGCATGTTTCACCTGGGTATGGAAGGATCAAATTGATGAGTACGTTCAAGAGGTGATGACGTGGAACGATCAAGTGAGCCAGTTGTCAGAAGAACCAGAAGGCCACAACGAAGGATGCACAATTGAAGACGCATTCGATCTGCTAGACGTCAGCAATGACGATCAATGGGCAAGGTCGTAAGCAATGACGTAGCGGAAGTGATGGACCCCATACCACTGGATGGCACTAACCAGTGTGACAGGGATATGAGATGCCAAGTGAGCTGGATAGCACTCACTTTATGTAAAGAGTGGTCTGCGTACCAACTCCACTATAGTCTGTCTGAGGTGCGATGCTGTGTCACGCACAGAGACTTTAGATTCCTTTGCGTGAGATGTACGCAAAGCGGTAGGTCCAGAGGTGTGCTGTGACGCGTCCCTTGCATTATTGGTGGGTGCACCTAACGATGCGGGAAGCCGAACTCCCTCTATAAATAGGACCCTTGTATTCAGTTGCAAGCACGCAAAAACAACGCGAGCTTACTTCTGAGAAGAAATAAGAACTATTTGTGCTTGAAATACACCTTGTGTCAAGAGTGTGAGTAGAGTGTGAGTAGAGCGCAAGATCCGTGTTGGGAATTCCGCCCGTCGTTC